AATTGGCTTTAAGACCAGATATGGTATCGTTGCAAACCCATTTGCTGAAGGTACTGATCAAGGTCTTGGAAGACTTCTTGTTAACAAAAACAGGTACTACAGAAGAGTTACTGTTAAAAACCTTATGTAATATTCAATTACATATTTACAAAAGACTCCTTCGGGGGTCTTTTTTTTGTGTATAAATACTCATATGAATGATAAACAAGCAGCTAAAAAAATAATTAAAATAGCAAAAAAACATCCCAACTTATATACAAAACAGGATGTTAGATATGCAAAATTATTTAAAAAAAGATTAAAGAATAAGAAAAACTCTTCTAAATAATTAAAAACTAATATGAAAAACTTTAAAAAGTTTATGGAAGATGCTGAATCTTCTGAAGATCAAGAGCAAGCATCAGATAAGTTAAGCATTGCTAGAAAAAAGTTTGCTAATGCACAGGGCAAAAGCACATCAAAATCAACTGGCAGTTACAATGTTATATCCAAGGGTGGTGCAAATATGCCAAGCACCAGATACATACCAAGAAATCAGAGAAATGAGGGTTAATTATCATGCCTTATCATATTAAAAAACAAAGTAAATTAGGTTCTGCAGTTCCATCAAACGGTGTTGAATATTATGCTGGTAATAATCATTGGACGAATGAATATGATAAAAGATTAATATATGAAAACGAGGTAGATGCAGATGCTCAAAAGGCAACAACAGTAACTCGAACAATAGGTGGTGCTACATATACATATCAACCTGACTGGTGGAAAAACGCAGTGGTGGTAAGTGAATAATCATGACAAGAATATATAATAATCAAATCGAGAATCGTAATTTTTTATCTCCAATTGGATTTAAATTTACATTATCAAAAACACCAAAGGTAACATTCTTTTCAAATTCAAGTCGCATACCTGAGATATCACTTGGCACAGCATTACAACCAAGTTATCTAAAAGATATTGATGTACCTGGTGATAAGTTGCAGTATGGTGAATTTTCTCTTCGATTCTTAGTTGATGAAAGTATGGAAAATTATATGTCAATACATAATTGGTTAACAGGACTTGGATATCCAGAAACAACAAAACAATTTAAGGACGCAACAACAAACGATAAAGGGCAAAGAGATCAAGAAATAATTTTTAGTGATGGTAATCTTCATATATTAAATAGTAACTTTAATACAACAGCAATAGTTAAATTTTTTGATTTGTTTCCTATCAGTCTATCCTCTCTCGAATTTGAAGCAACAGACACAGATGTCAATTACTTTACAGCAGATGCAATTTTTCGATATACAGTGTATAATATAGTTAAACCAGATGGAAGAACTCCTTTATGAATCTTGATGAGATTCAGGAGATGTGGGAGCGTGATGCTGTCATTGATCCTGACAACCTACATGATGAGTCACTAAAAATACCACAGTTACACTCAAAGTATTATACCATCTATAATACCATTACTTTAATGCGCGAGAAGGCAAGAGATCAAAAAGCAAGAGTTAAATTGGAAAGATATAATTACTACACAGGGAAGGCAGATCCAAAGGTCTATGAAGAAGAACCATTTCCGTATAAGGTAAGAGAAAAGGACGCAATACAGAGGCACCTAGATGCCGATGAGAGGTTAACTAAGATAGATTTAAAGATAAGATACTATGATACAACATTAAAGTTTCTAGAAGAGATAATCAGAATCGTATCAAACCGAACTTATCAGATTAAAAATGCCATCGAATGGCATCGTTTTCAGTCTGGATTTACCTAACTAAATATAATCAAATGACCATATTTAATGTCACATTTGATTATATCAAAGAAGAATGAAGTGTATCTGAAGATACATGCGGAACCTCATATCTACTATGAGTTGTCCGATCAATTTACCTTTGATATTCCAAATGCAAAGTTTTCACCAGCATATAAAAAGAAATATTGGGACGGTAAGATAAGACTTTTTAATACGCAGAAGGGAGAGATATACGTAGGATTACTTGATCGTATCATACAATTTTGTAAAGATCACACATACACATATGAATTCACAGATAGTGAATATTACGGATTACCTTTTGAAGTGAATAAAATGATATCATTTGAGGGTGTCAAAGATTATATGAATGCGATATCTAAGTATAAACCTAGAGAATATCAGATTGATGGAGTATACGACGCTTTAAAACATAATAGAAAATTATTGATATCTCCAACTGCTTCGGGTAAGTCATTGATGATATATTCAATTGTTCGATACTACGTTGGTAATAAGAAAAATATTCTGATAGTCGTTCCGACGACTTCCCTAGTAGAACAGATGTATAAAGATTTTGCAGACTACGGTTGGAATGTGGGTTCATTTTGCCACAAGGTATATGCTGGTAAAGAACGAGAGACAAACTCTCAGGTCATTATTACAACTTGGCAATCAATCTACAAACTCCCCAGAAAGTATTTTGAGAGATTCTCTGTTGTGATTGGGGATGAGGCGCACCAGTTTAAATCAAAGTCATTAATATCTATAATGACAAAACTTGATGGTGCCAAGTATCGATTTGGATTTACTGGTACATTAGACGGAAGTGAGACTCATAAATGGGTTCTTGAGGGATTGTTCGGACCTTCCTATAAGATCATCAAAACTGACGAGCTCATGAAGAAAGGGCACCTTGCAAAACTAGATATCAACGTGCTTCTATTGAAACACCCACCGAATAAATTTGAAAATTTTGAAGAAGAAGTTCAGTATATCATTGGTCATGATCGTCGAAATAAGTTTATAAAAAACCTTGCATTGGATCTCAAAGGTAACACTTTAATACTCTTCGCAAGAGTCGAAAAGCATGGAGAACCTCTTTACAATTTGATAAATAATAGTAACATTATTGAGAATCGAAATGTCTTTTTTATTCATGGTGGCGTGGACACCGAAGACAGAGAGAAGGTTCGAGAAATCACTGAGCAAGAGAGTGATGCTATTATCGTTGCCTCGTACGGGACTTTTTCCACTGGGATTAATATCAAAAATTTACACAACATAATTTTTGCATCCCCTTCTAAATCAAGAATCCGTAATTTACAATCAATTGGAAGAGTTCTTCGTAAAGGAAATCAAAAAACAAGAGCAACTCTTTATGACATTGCTGATGATATTAGTTACAAATCTCGAAAAAATTATACACTAAATCACCTGATTGAAAGAATTAAAATCTATAATGAAGAAAATTTTGATTATGATATAGTCAACATACCTCTTAAAAAATAATGGAAGATGAATTTTATGCAATTATTAAATTAGTTTCAGGGGAAGAAATCTTCTCACTTATTCTTGTGGATAATTTTGAGGATGAAAATACTGTAATTGTTCTTCAAAATCCTGTTACAATGTGGGTAAATACTACTTCTAATGGAACTTTTATTAAAGTTAAACCTTGGATGGAATTACCAAATGAGGATATTTTTATGATTCATCTTGATAAAGTAATTACCATGACAGAATCAAAAGATAAAAAACTAATTAATTTATATAATCATTATATAAACGAAGATAAAGATAAAATTTATAGTTTTGATGGTAAAATCAAACCAGACTCAGAAATGGGGTATATATCTTCCGTAAAAGATGCTCGTATAAATCTTGAAAAAACCTTTAAGCTTAATCAAGAATCTTAACTACCTTATATCCCCTTCAACCTCTACAAAGGTTATTGTACACATATTTACACTACTTGTCAAGTATTCAAAATATGTTATAATATTATTATGGAAAAAAGATAAACGGTTATGCCTAGAAAAAAGTCAGAACACTATGTAAATAATAAAGAATTACTACAAGCTATAACTGTTTATAGAGGAAAGGCATTACTAGCAAAAGCAGCATACATTAAAAAATATGATCAAGATCCACCGAAGTCAGGACCATGGGAGGGTAAACCCCCCATCTCAAACTATCTTGGTTCTTGTTTCTTGAAAATTGCTACACATTTGTCGTATAAACCGAACTTTGTCAACTATATGTTTAGGGAGGATATGATCTCTGATGGAATCGAAAATTGCGTTCAATATATACATAACTTTGATCCTGAGAAATCCAAAAATCCTTTTGCTTACTTTACGCAGGTTATACATTATGCGTTTCTCAGAAGAATTCAAAAAGAAAAGAAACAATTAGATATTAAAACAAAGATTATTGAAAGAAGTGGATTTGATGAGGTTATGATGGTCGATGAAAATTCTTTGTCAGGAACTGCCTCAGATTTTAATACTATTAAAGATAATATTCAATATAGAAATAATAATAGATGAAGATAGCAATTATTACAGATACTCATATGGGTGCGAGAAAGGGTTCTACGCATCTGCATGATTACTTTGAACTATTCTATAAGAATGTATTTTTTCCTACCTTAGAGGAGCATGGGATTGATACTATCATTCATATGGGTGATGTATTCGATAGTCGAAAGTCAATTGACTATCAAAGTTTAGAATGGTCAAGGCAAGTCGTATTCGAACCACTTAAAAAGTATAAAGTATATGCAATCACTGGCAATCATGATTGTTACTATAAAAATACTAATTATGTAAACTCACCAGAACTTTTATTAACATCATATAAAAACTGGGAAATATATTCAAGTCCGAAAGAAATAAATGTGGATGGATTAGATATATTACTTTTACCTTGGATTAATTCAGAAAATTATGATATCTCGATAGAGGCAATTCAAAATAGTAAAAGTAAAGTTGCGATGGGTCATTTAGAGTTGAATGGTTTCAGAGCGACTCGTGGTCATATGATGGAGACTGGAATGGACATTGATATTTTCAATAAGTTTAATGTTGTATATTCTGGACACTTTCATACACGTTCTACAAATGGTAAGATACATTACTTAGGTAATCCATATGAGATGTTTTGGAATGATGTGAATGATACTAGAGGGTTTCATTTATTTGATACGGATACCCTTATTCATACTCCAGTTAATAATCCTTATAAATTGTTTTATAATGTATATTATGAAGATACGAACTATAAACTGTATAATACATCTGAACTAAAGAATAAGATTGTTAAATTAATTGTTCGTAAGAAATCTGATCCCAAAAACTTTGAAAAATTTATAGATAAACTTTATTCTTCTGGCATACAGGATTTAAAAATTATTGAAAATTTTGTAATTGAAGAGAGTGAGAGTTTTGAGATAGAGGAAGAAGAGAGTACAATTTCAATATTAAATCGTTATATTGACGAGTCTGATATTGAATATGATAAGAATATTATTAAAAATATTTTTCAAGATCTTTATCGACAAGCCTGCGAGGTAGAGTAGTGTATCTTTTAACAATCAAAAATAAAAGAGAAGAGGGAGTATATGCTGTTGATGATCAGTATGGAAATCTTGTATTATTTTTGTTTGAAGAAGAAGATGATGCGACTCGATATGCTATGATGTTACAAGAAGATGAAAACAAAGAAATGGTTGTTATTGAAGTAGATGACGATCTTGCATTAAAAACATGTAAGGCTCACAATTACAAGTATGCTGTAATTACTCCTGATGATATTATTATTCCACCAAGACATAAAACATGATAATTTTTAAAACTATAAAATGGAAAAATTTTCTTTCGACTGGTGATCATTGGAATGAAATTAATTTTTTAGAAAAAAATACAAATTTAATAATAGGTACGAATGGGTCTGGTAAATCTACGATGTTAGATGCGTTAACTTTTGCTCTGTTTAACAAACCATTTCGTAAAGTAAACAAATCACAGTTGATGAACACTGTAAATGAAAAGGATTGTCTTGTTGAGTTGGAATTTTCTGTGAATAATCGAGAATATATTGTTCGTCGGGGAATGAAACCTAATATATTTGATATTGAAGTGAATGGTAATTTGATGCATCGACAGGCAGATGATCGATCTAATCAAAAAATATTAGAAGAAAGTATACTAAAAGTAAATTATAAATCTTTTACACAAATTGTCATACTTGGTAGTAGTACATTTGTTCCATTTATGCAGTTGAGTGGATCAAATCGAAGAGATGTAATTGAAGATTTATTAGATATACGTATTTTTTCAGCAATGAATCATCTAATTAAAGATCAAATTAGAGAAAAGAAGGAAAAAGTTAGATCCCTTGATCTTAAGAAGGATAACTTGAAAGATAAAATGACCATGCAAAATAATTTTATCAAAGAATTGGAAGAAAGAGGTAAGAATGATATATCCATCAGTAAAGAAAAAATTAATACTTTGATTAATGATACAGAAATGTGTGTATCATTGAATGAATCATTGCAGAGTGATGTTTTTAATCTTACGAAAGAACAGGAAAAGATGGCAGGTGCAAATGATAAGTTAAAGAAATTAAACAATTTGAAAGGTAAATTGTCCAATAAAGTATCAGTCATTACAAAAGAACACAAGTTCTTTAGTGATAATGTAACATGTCCTACATGTACACAACCCATAGAAGAATCATTTCGATTAAATAGAATTAGTGACGCTCAAGATAAAGCAAAGGAGTTGCAGTCGGGTTATCAAGAACTTAAGGACGCAATTCAAAAGGAAGAAGATAGAGAGCGTCTCTTTACCAAATTATCAAAGGAGATTACTAAACTCAATAATGACATTTCTCAAAATAACACTCGCATCTCTTTTAACCAGAGACAAGTCAGAGATCTTGAATCAGAAATTCAAATTACTACCGAGCAATTTAAAAACAGAAATACTGAAAATGAGAAACTAAAAGAGTTTAAAAGTAGTCTTAAAGATACAATCGATGAACTGGCAGTTCAAAGAGAAGATATTAATCACCATGATTTTGCATATTCTTTACTTAAAGATGATGGTGTAAAGACGAAGATTATAAAAAAATATCTACCATTTATAA